TGGAGGTCTGGGGATTCATGGAGATGATTCACAGTCGCTCCTATACCTACATCATCAAGAACGTCTATTCTGACCCCTCTGAGGTCTTTGATAAGATCGTCACTGATGATCGCATTCTGGAGCGTGCTAGCAGCGTTACAGAGGCGTATGATGACTTCATCGGCAGTGCTCATCAGTATGATACTGGAACCATGTGGGAACTTGCCACAGAGGGACACATTGCTGGGAAGATTGACCGTTATGAATTAAAGCGTAAACTTTATCGTGCTGTTGCCAATGTCAACATTCTTGAGGGAATTCGTTTCTATGTTAGTTTTGCTTGCTCTTTTGCTTTTGGCGAGCTCAAGCTTATGGAGGGGTCTGCTAAGATCATCTCCCTCATCGCAAGAGATGAGAACCAACACCTCGCAATCACTCAGAACATTCTGAACAAGTGGGCAGCAGGTGATGATCCTGAAATGAAGAGGATCATAAAAGAGGAAGAGGAGTGGACTTACAGAGCATTTGATCGTGCTGTCATGGAGGAGAAGCGTTGGGCAGATTATCTGTTCAAGGATGGATCCATGATCGGTCTGAATGACAAACTCCTACAGCAGTATGTTGAATGGGTTGCTAATCGCCGTCTGAAGGCAATTGGTTTGACTCCTCAGTATGACATTGCTGCTAAGAACAACCCATTACCTTGGACACAACACTGGATCTCCTCTAAGGGTCTCCAGGTTGCACCACAAGAGACTGAAGTTGAATCATACGTTGTTGGTGGTATTAAACAGGATGTTAAGAAAGATACTTTCTCTGGGTTCAAACTATAATTACTACAACGACTTCTATAAAACAAAAGTCAACTGGACCAACCAATTTGTTAATGATAATATTTCTTCCATAGTAAAAAACTATGAGAAATTTCCCAATAGAAATAGGTGGAACTGTAATGTTCACACAACGCATATGGGAGATGATGATGTATATCCAGTTGACTTTCAGTTTTTAAGAAATGAATATACAAAAGTAGCAAAGAAATTTTGTAAAAGTAAAGGAGGATTACCAGATAGAGTATATCTTCCAGACGTTTGGTATAATTATTATGAGGAGGGTCAGTTTCAAGAACCTCATAATCATGAAGAACATCCAGGAGAAACTAACATATATGTTCTCGTTCATTACATGATTTTTGATAAGTCATGTCACGAACCAACTAAGTTTTGTGACATAAAACTGAAACCACCAGAAGTAGAATGTGGAGATATCTTGATATTCCCATCAAGATACTGGCATTTTGTTCCTCCTAATATAACTAAATCACCACGATTAACATTTTCGTGTAACATTGTTTTAGATTAAGACATGCCAAGAAACGAAGTAACCGTTGCTGAATTTAAAACCAGACTGGAGAAGATAAAAAACGAACTCTACTGGGAGGAGATGAACTATGGCAGCGAAGCACGAGGACTAGCACATAAATACCTGAACAAGGTGTTTGATGTGATTGATGAGTATAGACTATGAAAACCCCTGGATTTACGAAGGTAAACCTTTTACCACTGATTCTATTGGCGACAACTTTGGCTTTGTCTATCTCATTACCAATAACCTCAACCAGCGACGTTACATTGGTAGAAAGTATTTTTGGTCGTTCCGAAAACCTAGGGGAAAGAAAAGAAAAGTAAAATCAGAATCCGATTGGAAGAAGTATTATGGGTCTTGTCCAGAACTTAAAGAAGACATTGAGCAGATGGGTAGACAAAATTTTAGTAGAACTATCCTGTCTTTACATAAAACAGCTGGCAAAACAAACTTCGAAGAAACAAGACAACTCTTTATCAACGGAGTCCTCACCGAATCTCTTGACACAGGAGGACCAGCATTCTACAATAGTAACATCCTCAGCAGATACTTCAGAAAAGATTACTATGATGGAGACTGAAGATATCGTTGCCCACGTTAGAAACTGGGCAATCGATACAATTGGTTCTAAAGGAAAGATCGAAGAAATCTATGATCAACTCGCAATCATCGATGAATTTCATGAATGGTTAGCACCAGAAGACGACGAACTTGAAATCGTAAGTCTTGACGAAATCTCCGAAGAGGAGTATGATAGTTTTGTTGATGGCATCGAAAGAGCATAATCAACTGCGGTAGTCCCCTTTTGGTGGGTTCAGGACTAGCGGCGACAGGAACCTACTACAAGACTCAATAGCTCAGCTGGATAGAGCAACTGCCTTCTAAGCAGTCGGTCGTAGGTTCGAATCCTACTTGAGTCGCCTTGCGGGTGTGGTGTAGCGGTAACATGCGAGCCTTCCAAGCTCTTGTCACGGGTTCGATCCCCGTCACCCGCTTGTCCTTTCTTCTTTTATGGACATTAATCGTAATCATTGGAAGTTCGCTGGGAGACCACAGACTTCTATCAATCTTCTTCTACTCATTAGTGAAATGGAGGGAACTTACCAACATCTTAAATATATGGGATTTGAAGAAGATATGAACACCATTGATGAAATGAAAAAGAGATATTATAAACTCTATTTCAAAACAGCAAAAGAAGAAAAGACAAATAATCCTCAGTAGCTCAGCGGCAGAGCCATCGACTGTTAATCGATTGGTCGTAGGTTCAAATCCTACCTGGGGAGCCTGCTCGAATGGCGCAGCGGTAGCGCAGTAGATTTACATTCTATTGGTCGGGGGTTCGAATCCCTCTTCGAGCATTCCCACTAAGGAGGACTATGACCAATGATTATCGTAAGATGCAAAGACTGTGGAACAGAATTGACATCAAATAGTAAAGTTCAATTCTGTGGTTGTCCCAACCAAATGAGAGTTGTGGACAACAAAGTTGGTGCTAATGACTTGGATAAAGTCGTAATGGTATCTAACAATGTAGAGAATAAGATTGACAGTCATTTCTCTACACAAGAACTTCTCTATCAAGAGGAGAGACGTAAACGTAAAGTTCGTCGCATACAATTTGAGGAAAGGTGACCGAGTGGTTTAAGGTAGCAGTCTTGAAAACTGCCGTGTTAATAGCACCGTGGGTTCGAATCCCACCCTTTCCGTTTTATAAATACCTAAAAAGTATTTAAATGCGATGGCAATCACTATTAGTGGATCTAACGATAATATTTCTGCTTCAGATGGTAGTCTTACCATTCAGGGTCTCACAGCAAGTGGTGAGTTAAATGTATCCAATGTAGTATCAACTGGTGTTATCACTGCTACATCATTCTCTGGTGACGTTACTGGTGATGTTACTGGTAATGCTGATACAGCGACCACAGCAACTAATGCACAGGGTTTAACTGGAACTCCAAACGTAACTGTTGGGGTAATAACTGCTACTGGTGGTTCTCTTACTGGTATCAGCACTGTTGGTGTTACAACGCTGACGGTTAATGGTAATTCTTATCCTTCTTCTGGACCATTAAGTAACAGGAACCTGATAATTAATGGGGCCATGACTGTAGCCCAGAGATCGACTGGTATAGTTACTACCAGTGACAATACCAATGAAGGTTATCAAACTATTGATAGGTATGGGTTTTCCTTTGGTAGCACTCATGGCGGATCAATTGGTTTAGGTCAAACTACAACTGTTCCCTCTAGTCAAGGTTTTACGAATTCATACTTTGGACAGATAAAATCAACTTCTACTCCCACAGCGAACCAATTAACTGGCATTTATACAAAAATTGAAGCTCAAGACATAGCCAATTCAGGATGGGATTATACGAGCACAAGTTCTTATATAACTTTATCTTTTTGGGCTAGATCTTCAAAGGCTGGAACTTACTGTTTCTACATTGATTCACAAGACGCAGATACTTATGAAAAATATGTTAAAGAGTATACATTGGTAGCAGATACCTGGAAGAAGATTGAATGTGCAATTCCAGGTAAATCTACGCTCAAATATAATAATGACAATGGTGAGGGTATATTTGCGTTCTGGACTTTATCCGCTGGAAGTAATCGCAACACGTCAACCGCTGACACCTGGGAAACGGGGAATACTGTAGCAACCTCAAATCAAGTCAACTTCTTCGATTCAACTGATAATCAGTTTTTCTTAACAGGAGTTCAACTAGAAGTTGGTTCAGTTGCCACACCGTTTGAGCACAGGATCTACAGCGATGAGCTGCGAAGGTGTCAGCGGTATTTTAATATACTTACAGAAGGTGATCAATTTAGTGGTCGTATGAACGGTACTAATAATCTTGATTTAAGTTATAGTTATCCAGTTAGGATGCGAGTAGCTCCAACTGGATCTGCTAGTTTAGATACGGCAAATGCAGAACACGGTTCAATAGGACTCGCTGTCAATGCACTTTCAGTAACGGATAGTGGTCTCAACTCATGCATGA